TGAAATCATTTCTTCAAACTAATTTAACAATGTTGAAATCATTTCTTCAAACTAATTTAACAATGTTGAAATCATTTCTTCAAACTAATTTAACAATGTTGAAATCATTTCTTCAAACTAATTTAACAATGTTGAAATCATTTCTTCAAACTAATTTAACTAAAAAATGTTGAAATCATTTCTTCAAACTAATTTAACTAAAAAATGTTGAAATCATTTCTTCAAACTAATTTAACAATGTTGAAATCATTTCTTCAAACTAATTTAACAATGTTGAAATCATTTCTTTAAAATTTAGTTGTTTTGCGTATTTGTCAATTCTAAATTTTTTTGGGAAATGTTTTACATTGGGAATATCATTGTAATATGTTAAAAGTTCATCACTTGTTAAACTTAATGGTACATATCTAAATTTATATAAAGATCCATTAAAGGTATTTTTTAAATTAAAATACATCTTTTCTTTGTTAAAAATAGGAACTCCAAGAAACTTTTTGGTTTTAAACAATTTACCATTCATATATATGTTTAAATTCTTTTGTTCAAAAGAAAAAGATATAAATACCATTGATTTTACAGGTACATTCTCTAAATCAACATATTCAACTAATGTTTTTTCGGTGTTTTCATAATCTACAACTTCATCGTTTGTAAAAGCATGTGGATTCTTTAAATTACAAGATAAACCATCCCACATACAATATTCTTTGTTTATACATGTGTTTTCCAAGAAATTTGAATTACAATAGTCTTTATAAATTTCTGTTGTAAAAGCAATCCTTATATTATTCTTATTTGGATGAAGCCAAATACCTGGGCTTTGTTCTTTAAACTCTTGTGTTAATGTGTCCCATGATTTATGTTCAATTAAATCACTTGTTGGTGGAGGTCCTTTATGTAAAATATGTCTCCAGTATGTATATTCTTCATAATAATCTTTAATATATAACCAAAAACTCATAGAATAATCATATCCATCTTTTGGTAAATCAATAAAATCACCATCAATAACATATTTATTTGTTGATGCTTGTTTTTCAACATAAACTTTTACACTATTTACTGGACTATTTCTATTATATAAATAGTAAACCAATAATATAATTATAATTAATATAACAATAATTATAATAATTATAGTTAAGTTAGATGTTTTAGACCTTAAACTATCAATTTTACTATATAAGTCATCTACTGATATTACCTTTTCCTCTATTTCTGGTAAATCCTCATAATTTGTATTCTTTAAATTATTATTAAATCTTGGTGGTGTTATTTCATTACCTTCTTTTAAGTTGTTTGCTCTTGCTACGTTGTTTGCTAAGTTTGCTTTTGCTAAGTTGTTTGCTCTTGCTACGTTGTTTGCTAAGTTTGCTCTAGCTACGTTGTTTGCTCTTGCTATGTTGTTTGCTCTAGATACGTTGTTAGCTTTTGCTACGTTGTTTGCTCTAGATACGTTGTTAGCTTTTGCTACGTTGTTTGCTAAGTTTACTCTAGCTACATTGTTTGCTCTTGCTACGTTATTTGCTAAGTTTACTCTAGCTACATTGTTTGCTAAGTTTGCTTTTGCTACGTTGTTTGCATTATTTGCCATATTATAATTTAATTATATTTTATTATTATTAAATTTAATTATTTAATTTATCATAAATTGTTTTTTTACCATGACAATTTCTACATAATGCTTGTAAATTTGATATATCATTGCTACCATTTTTATATAAAGGTATTTTATGGTCTACTTCATAAGAAGCATCTAATAAATTATTACAATAATTACATTTCCATTGTTGATTTGCAGCTACATATTTCTTAAGTGTTTGTGATACATTGCGGTTTTCTCTATAATTATTCGTTAATTGATTATTCAATAATTGATTATTCAATAATTGATTATTCATTAATTGACTTTTAATATTTGAATTTGTAACCAAAGAACGTGATTGTTTCATTTTGTCTATAATTGAGTTATAGTTGAAAAATAATGTTAATAATGGTAAAGCATACAATAAATTTTTTATTATAAGTTTAATTAAACCATAATTGTTATAAATAGCCTTAATATGATAAAATTTAAGTATATTTTCATTAAATAAAACAAAAATCATAAAGAAAAATATTAAAATATATTCAATCATTACTATAATACTTAGATATATATGTATTATTTGAATATTAAATGTCAAAATTAGAAAATATCAATAATATTTAAAAATATATTCTTTTATTGTAATTTACTTCTTATATATTAATCTTCTTGGATATTTTTTATAAGCAAAAAAACCAAGTCCTGCAAGAACTAAAACTATTACTGTCCCAATTACTGTTTTTTTATTAAAATATTTATTTGTTACCCGTTCATCACCATATTCAATCCTATAAAACTTAACAACTTCATCATAACTATAAACTCTTTTATTTAATGATTTATTTACTTCATTGTGTAATTCTATTGTGTATCTAAATAATGTATCAGAATCTTTTAAGTGGTTTACAACTGGATTATTATTTATATGTTGTCTATAATGAACACGGCATTTATCACAAGGTATTAAGTACACTAAACTATTAAAAAAATCCTCATGTGTTCTTTTTTGTTCGTATGAAGGATTGTCTGGGAAGTTTAGTGCTATTGTATGAATTACAAACCATAATTTCGGCCCCCAAACTTTTGGATCCATATAATATTAACACACAATTTTTTTAATATAGATACTTAAAAAATAAAACATTATAACATTTAGAATATTAAAAGAATATGAGTAATAAAATAATTTATTGCGGTAACTGTGGTGAAGAAGGACATACCTATCGGAGGTGTTTGTCTCCTATAATGAGTTTAGGAATAATATTATATAAGATTTATAATGGAATAATAAAATATTTATTTATTCAAAGAAAGGATACACTTGGATTTGTTGAATTTATGCGTGGAAAATATAATCTAGAAAATTTGGATTATATAAAAGATATATTTAAGATAATGACCATCCACGAAAGAGATAAAATATTAAAACATGATTTTGATTATTTATGGAATGAATTATGGATGAATTTTAATAATAAAAAGTTTCATAATGAATATTCGAGTTCTAAAGAAAAATTTTATAAATTAAAAGCAGGGTTTAAGCTACAAGATGAAGAATATGATATTGAAAAAATAAATAACTTAGTCCCAAAAATCTATAATGAAACTGAATGGGGGTTTCCCAAAGGAAGGCGTAATTTACGTGAAAGTGATATTGATTGTGCTAAACGTGAGTTTGAGGAAGAATCTGGTTATAGTTTAAATAATTATACTGTTGTTGACGAAACATTAAAATTCCAAGAAATATTCTCGGGCACAAATAATATTAGATACCAACATACATACTATTTGGCAAAATCTTTAAATGATATAAAATTACAAATTGATAAAAACAATTTTAATCAATATTCAGAAATAAGAAATGTAAAATGGTTTACATTGGAAGAAGGTTTAGAAGCTATAAGAGATTATAATGAAGAAAAAAAAGTTATTTTAAATAAAGTAGATTGTTATATTAAAAAAAATATTTTAAATTATTAATGATAGAAAAAATAATAGTATTGTTATTAAGTTTCTTTCTTATTTTATTAACTTTAAGAACACAAGAAAATTTTACATTGAATCCAGTTAATCCTATTTCAAATAATAGTAATTATGGTATTCATAGTGTTGTTGACCCAGAAGAATATAATTTAAATTATTATGGACCTAAATGTTTAAATACATGTTTAGTTGAACATGTACAAAAAGTTAATTGGGATGATGCGTTACGTTCTGGTTCACAATATGCAAGAGAAAATATCCTTCAATTTAATCGTGATAATACAAATGTTAATTTTTGTCATTTAGCAAATACACCAAGTAGTAATGATGAAACAATAAAGGATTGTAGAAGTAGTGATTGTATAAATACTTGTGGTAGTGATTTATATAGTCACTGTGAAAAAACATCTAATTTTTGTAAAGAAAGTAATTTAAATTATTTATCAGGAGGTGCTATTTTACATAAAAGTAAGTGTAGTGGTAATCCTAATAATTGTGTTAATAAGTATTGGTCAAATATTCAAACAATAAAGGGTATTTATGATAATAGTGTAATTAATATTTAATTAGTTATTAGTTTATTACTCTTGCTAATTTTGTTTTATTTTTTGTGTAATATTATTATTAAAATTTTTATTTTGAAAATATTTTGAAAATATTTTGAAAATATTTTGAATATATTTTTTAAAATATTATTTTATTATAAAATGACTACCTTTAGTTCGCAGGTAATCTTATCAATATTTTTTTTATATGTTGTGATAATTTCTGAAAAATTATTCACATTAATATCATGTAATTTTCAAACAATAATAAAAAATAATAGATACTTCAAACAAATATTTATTTTTATAAATATATTTTTGTTCACATTTATTTTAGGTTGGTATACTGAAAACGCTATTTATTCTGCTAAAGAATCTTATAATAAATATGAAAATTTTGAAAATAATAATAACAATAATAATTTAAGTTTTTTTAATCTCTACAAAACTGAATTTAATATTATAGGTAAATATATTATATATTCATTACTTATTTATATTATTTTCATTTTTACAACAAAATGTGATTTATTATATTTAAAAATATTTTTTGGATTATTAATAATACTATTCTTTCTATTTATTTTAAGAACTTATAGCAAAAATGAATATTATAATAATGAGGAATTTAAACTTATTGATTATATAAATGATAATGAAAGGAAAAGTAGACTAGAACAATTAAAACTAAATTTAGATAAGACAGATTTATCGAATAATGTTAAGAATAATTTAATATTAAAGTTTAAAATAAATATGAATTTACAAAATATTGAGTTTTACTTATTTATTTTATCTTTAATAGTATTAGTAATTGGGTTTGTTTTATATTATTTAAAACAAAAAAAAGATCATAGTAAAGATTGGAATTTTACAACATTTATTATTGGTAAAAACAAATGTGATAGTAAAAAATAAATTTATATTTTATATATAATGATATTTATACAAGTTAGTTTATTGATTTTAATATTGATTTTAATATTTAAATATGAATTAATCTATGACTATATTAAATTATTAATTGTTTCACAAAAAGAAAATTTCCATGATAGAACACTTGGAACTCAAATAAATTCTCAACCAGAAATATTAGAAGATTGCCAATCATGTAGTTTTTGTGATTTTAACCCTTTACCACAAAATAATGATTATATAATTTCTAGATGTTTAAGTCAACATACACAAACAAATTATTTTAAACCAACAAATGAAGGTTGTAGACCACATAATCAACTATCATTTTTATCAGGTTGTTATGATGGTGTATCTCATTATAAACAAAATATAATTAATTTAAAGAATATTAATGATGACAATTATCATTGTAAATGTAACTATAGTTTAGATTCAAGACCATTGGAACAAAATCCAGAAAAACAATCATATGAATCATGGATAAGTACGCTTGGTTAATATTTATACATAATAATTAAAATAATAATAAAAATATTAATTCTAAAAGTTATAAGTAATTTTAAAATTATTTTTAATTTATTATCATATATTATAATGATAAAAATATTACTTCTTATACTTTTAGTTATAGTCTTTATTTTTATTTTAAAAAATAGTAACGAATATTTTTCAACAGTTCAACTTAGATGTGGTTTAGCTGGATCTGGTGGAATAGGTACTGGTTTAGGTAATAATACTGGTGTTGGATTAGTAGGTTCTAGTGGTTCAGGTATAAGTGGTGAAATGGCTATAGTTGGTGTTATAGGCGATATAAGCCAACACCCAAATGTAAATACACAAGAAAGATTAGTTACAGTTAATCCAAATTTACCAGAATGCGTTGGAATTTGTATAAATCAACATACTTATACAAAACAAAATAGTAAAAATATTATTGGATTCTCAGAAGATTATTTAGGACAAGTAAAAAGTAATCAAAATGATAATCATGTTATGGCGACAGGATGTGGTGAATGTTTAAATAATTTTTATACAGGTATTCAATTAATGAAAGATAAATCAAATTCCTGTTTACTTAATTAAATTATATATAAAAAATTACAAATTAATAATGAAATTTTATATTTATTTATTTTAATGATTAAAAAATTTATTTTAATGATTAAAAAATTTTTATTAATACTTTTAATAGCAATAATGCTTATTACAACAATAAAAAAAAATAACAAAGAACAATTTTATAGTGATACCATATGTAATGGATTTAGATGTGAAAATGATAATTGTGCTATTACATCAGAAACAAGAAGATGTGATGATGATAGAATATTAATAAATGGTATTCCCGAATGTTATTTTAATAAAGTAGTTGATCCAAATAATTTAAAATGTATTGATTTTTGTGTTAAAACATATACTTGGAAAGATGGAACAAATGATAATATGGGTAATGATATATCAAAACAATTTATTGAAAACAAAAAACATAATTATTTTGCGTCTAAATGTGGAGAATGTATAGACAACAATTATGATAGAATTATGCTATTAGGTAATAGACAACAATTATGATAGAATTATGCTATTAGGTAATAGACAACAATAATAAATCAACATTAATAAATATACATTAATATATCAACATTAATAAATATACATTAATATATCAACAATAATAAATCAACATTAATAAATATACATTAATAAATATACATTAATATATCAACAATTGATTATTAGTCAAAATAAATGATTATTATTTAAAATTAATTAAAAATTAATAATAAATAGTTTATATATTTTCAATAATTTCAACTATATCTTTAACAGAATTTAACACATAGTCAGGTGTTATTATATTATTATTTTTATTTAAAATTTCTTTTTTAGTATTACCAGATAAAACTAATAAACTATGAAATTCTGATTCAACTGCAAATCTTATATCAGTATAAAGTGTATCACCAATAAATAATATTTCATCTTCATTTATCTTTTTGTTAAAATTGTTTCTAATTAATTTTAATATATTGGATTTTAATAATGGATTTGGTTTTCCAAGTGAATAACCATCCAACTTAACATTATGTTCAAGTAAATGTAATAAATGACATGGTAATCCTAATGAAAAATCACATTTTGATGCTGGATCTGTTTTATCTTCACATGTTAATAATACTTTTGGATTGAATTTAGACCATTTTATAATATTTTCTAACATTTCAATTGTTATATTATTTACAGTACCTATCACTAAATAAAATAACGAATCCTTTTCAACTTCATGTTTACTATTAATTTTGTGAACTACACAATTGTCATATTTAGTTAATTTATTTATAGAATATTCTAAACCTTCTTCACCAACATAAACTAATTCAACCTTTTTATTTGTTTTCTTAATTTTTTTTTTTAAAAAATCACTAATATTGTTGGATGCTGTTTGTATCTTAGTATTTTCTTCAAGATTTACACCAATATTAATTAAATTTCTTCTTAAATATTGATTTGTATATCTACATTCGTTTGTTAAAATAATACTATTAATGTTTAACTTTTCTTTTAGTAATGGTATAATATTATTAGCCCCATCTATAATATCATTACCTATTCTCAATACACCATCCATGTCAAATATTACTACTTTAATCTTTTCCTTAAATAAATTTAAGATTACGTTTTTTGTTTCTAAAATCAAACTATTTTTTTTAGAATTTATTTCGTTAAAATTATTACCAATATTTTCTTTTAAATTATTCGAAACATTTTCAATATTTTTTGATGGATTATTTCCATTTTCCTTTTAGGAATCATATATTCTAATACTTTATTATTTTTTACAATTAATATAAAAGTAAAATATTTATTTAACAATCAGAATAAATATTTTTTATAGTTTAATATTAATGGCTACAACAAAAAAGAAAAAATTAAAACTTAAACTTAAAAAAGAAGCATCACAAGATAAAAAATTTAGAGATACTGTTGTACAATCTAGAACATCAAATTTTATATCTTTACACGATGATGAATTAATCCAGAAATCTAAAGAGATAATCATGAATATTGTTAATGAAAAATCAACAGAAGATGATTTAATAACATATGAAGCATTGGTAAATGCCATGGAAAAAAAAAATCTTCTTCTTGAAAATATTTATAACCCTAAATATAAATATTATCCAGCATATAGCGATAGTGATTTTAATAAAAAAATATATGAAAAACTAGAATTCTACCTTAACAAACAATTTAAAAATAAAAAAATGAATAGTGAAGAAAAAGAAGAACTATCAAAACAATTATGTGACCCTTTATATGAAACAATTACAAGCGAAAAAACCAAGGAAGATGTAGTATTCAATTTAACTAAAAATCAAAAGTTTCTTAAGGCATTTTTATCGCCACATACACCATATAACTCCATGTTATTATATCATGGTACTGGTGTTGGTAAAACATGTACAAGTATATCAATAGCAGAACAATATACAGAAGAGATCGAAAATCTTAATAAAAAGGTTATAATTCTTTTAAATCCAAGTATTAAGGCCAATTTTATGAAAAATATATTTAATCTAAATAAGCTTAAATCTGGTATGACTTATTATCAATGTACAGGTGAAAAGTACCTTAAAGAAATACCAGATTATAAAAAATTATTGACCGAATCACCAGAAGTATTAGAAAGAAAAATAAATAAAATAATAAAAAAAAGATATGAATTCTATGGTTATCAACAATTTTCCAATCTTATTCAAAAACTTAAAAAGGAAATAGAAGCAAAATTCACAAATAATATACAAAATAAAATTTATAAAGACAAAATTAAAGAACTATTTTCAGATACTATATTTATTATTGATGAAGTACATAATATTAAAGAAAGTAATGATCTTAAGGTATTACCACCACTTTTAGAAGAAGTGTTTTCATTAACAGAAAATATGAAATTATTACTTCTTAGTGCTACACCTATGTTTGACACATCAAAAGAAATAATATATTTAATGAATTTACTTTTAATAAATGATAAAAAACCAAAAATGAATGTTAATGAATATTTTGATTCAAATAGCAACATATATGATAAAAAAATACCAGAATTTTTAAACAAAACTAAAGGGTACATTTCATATGTTCGTGGTGAGAATCCATATAGATTCCCCACTGGTATTTATCCAGAAGAACAAGTACTTAAACAAAATGAATTTCCAATAAAAGATAATATTGGTGAACCCATTGAAGAAAATAAAAGAATTAAAGACCTTAAAATAGTTCCGTGTGTTATGAATGGTCTTCAAAAAGATGTATATAATTTGATGGAAAGTTCTGCGTTAGTAAATGAAACAAATAACGTTGATACAGCAATGTCACAAAAAAAGAAAACTACTTATGGAGCATTTAACCAACCAGCTATTATGTGTTCAAATATGGTTTTCCCAATTAGCGATTCCGAAAAATATTTAGATGATGATTCATTTAGATTAGATAAATTTATAGGTGATAATGGACTTGAAAGTATTGTTGATAGAAACAAGGTAAATAAAAAACTTAAATTTACATATAAAACAGACGCAATAAAATCAATGTTTGACTATGATAATATACAAAATTATTCAACAAAAATCCATAAAATTTTAACAAATATAGAACAAAGTGAAGGAATAGTCTTTATTTATTCACAATTTTTGGCATCAGGTATTCTTCCATTATCTTTGGCACTTGAAAATAACGGATATAAAAAGTTAGGTGGTAGTTTATTAAATAAGAAATATGAATCAAAAGATACTAAGGGACATTATATTATTATTTCAGGTAATAATGATTTATCAAAAAATGCTTATGTAGATTATATTAAATTAGAAAGCCAAAATATGAATGGTGAAAAGGTAAAGATAATAATTGGTAGTGAAACTGCGGCCGAAGGTCTTGATTTCAAATATATTAGAGAAATTCATATATTAGAACCATGGTTTCATTTAAATAAATTAGATCAAATTATAGGTAGAGGTATTCGTAATTGTTCTCATATTGAATTACCAAAAGAAAAAAGAAATGTAAAAATATTCATGTATGCATCAACTCTTTCAAGTAATCCATCAAAAGACAATGAAACATTGGATTTAAAAATATATAGGAATGCAGAGATAAAATCAGTACAAATGGGTAAAATAGAATATTTATTAAAAACTAATGCGGTGGACTGTAATTTAAATATTGAATCTAATAAATATGAAACAGATATAAACTTTAGTAAAAAATGTAATTATGAAAAATGTGATTATATATGTAATCCAGATTTAAAGGAGAATTTGAAGAAAAGTGAAATTGATTATGATACTATAACACCATTAGTTTTACAAGACCAAATAAATGATGTTATTAAAGTATTAAAGTTTGGAAGCTATTATCAAAAACCACTATTTAAAGAAAAATATTACTATAAATTGGATGAAATATTAAGGAAAATAGATATGGAAAAGATTGTTATATTTTTAGCTTTACATAAAATAATTACAGAGCAAATCATGTTATATGATAAATATAATAGTGAATCAAATTTAATATTTTCAAATGGTAAATATATATTGATTCCATTACATCAAAAAAATAAACTCGTAACATATAATACTCTTAAATCTAAGAAAAATAATAGTATTAATAGATTGAATATTAGTAATCCAAGAGTTATTGATTATATACATCAACAAAAAAGTAGTAATAAGGATTTTACACTTACTAAATCACTAAATACTTCAAGAGTAAATAATACTTCTAGAACCAGAACAAACAATCAAGTATTAAGAAATAATAATAATACCAAACCTAAAATATTTACCGTTAAACCTAAAAAGAGATTTACAAAGGTATCATCATTAGTAAATAATAGAAATAATATAAATAATACTGTTGGTGATGTTATGCAGAGAACAGTTGATGAAATAAAACAAAAAATAATAACACAAGATAAACTTAATGGATTTATAGATAAAATAAAAGCTGATAAACGAGGAAGTATTATATTAGAAAAATTAGATAATATGAATGCTAAGATATTTGAGTATGGAAATATTATGGATTATTTGAAACCAAATGCCAAAGAAATTTTAATAAAATATTTGATTAAGAAACATTTAAGCAAATCATTATCAGGTAGTGAATCTCTATTATTTGATAATTGTTATAATATTTTATATACTAAAAATGATGTTTATTATAGGGATCCATCTTTTAAGGGTCAAAATGAATTATTTGGATATAAAATAATTGAAGATGGTAAACTTGTTTACTATAAAACTCAAGGAAATAATTTTGTTAAGACATCACCCGAAGAAACCAAATCAATACAAAAATCCACATTGAAAAAGGTTGAAGAAAATAATGATACTAAACCTTCTGCTATTTTATGTGGTTATTTAGAACATAGATTACCAGCAAATGAAGTTTTATTTAAAATTAGAGATAAACAATCAGAAGGTAAAAAAGGAACACAAATTAAAACTGGTAGTGTATGTAATAATGATGGAATGAGAAAAAATAAGGCCGTAACTTTTATTCAAAGAATTAATGAAGAATATGCTAATTTAGAAAAGACATCTAAAGATAATAATTACAAAGATGCTGATAAAAAAAATGTACCTGGAAAGGAATTTTTATGTTATGAACTTGAATTATATTTTAGATATTTAGATCTTGTTGATGATAATAATAGATATTTCTACAATTCAGAAGAAACTTTAGAATATAAATTAAATGAAAAATAATATTAAACAACAAAACAATAGATTTTATATTCAAATAATAGATTTTATATCCAATCGATAGATTTTATATTTATGAATACTTTTATGAAAATTTAGTTTTTATTTAAATTTTATTTATTTCTTATTTTTTAATAAAATTGAAATAAAGAATAATATATATATTATAATAAGTCAAATTATGGAACAATTGTTTATCTCAACCACAATCAAAAGTTCTTTGAGCATTGAACCAAAAGATTTAAATAGTACCCTCAACAAAAAAATTATTAAGAGAATTAAGCAAGATGTCGAGGGAAAATGTATTAAGAATGGATATGTAAGAAAAAATAGTGTAAAATTGGTTAAAAGAAGTTTAGGACAAAGTCTTACAAGCCATTTTAATGGTAATGTTATATTCCATGTTGAATATCTAGTAGATTTATGTAATCCATTAGAAGGTGCTATTATTGAATGTTCAGTAATTAATAGTAATAAGATGGGTATATTGGCTGTAATCAATGGTGTTGAAGATTCACCACTTAATATTTTGTTGGCAAAACAACATCATATTAATAATCCAGAGTTTGAAGATCTAAGAGATAGAGATATTATTAAAATTAGAGTATTGGGAAAACGTTATGAATTTGGTGATTCACAAATTACTATTATAGGACTTCTAGAATCAGAATATCAAAAACAATATAATGAAACACTAAATAATGATGATGAAGAAGAACCACTTGAGTTGATGTCAAATGATGATTCACAATCCCCTACATCAATGTCTTTTGAAAATAGTGACGATGCACAAGCAGATGTAGATGCAGATGCACAAGCAGATGTAGATTCACAAGCAGATGCACAAGCAGATGTCCAAGCAGATGCTCAAGTAGCAGAGGGAAAGAACGACTTAGATTTTGAGTTGGAGCCATTTAAATTGTAAAATTCTTTTGATGATTTTTTGCTAGCGTCTGTAGCAAGTTTATCGGCCATTTTATTACCATACCAAATATCATAAAGTAAAGGGTCTTTAGGTTCACTAGTATGTGCTTTAACGTGAATAAATTTTATTTTATATTCATTATAATAATTATAAAGTTTAATTATTAATTCTTTATTAGAAATATCTTTTTTATCTTTCTTTTTCCAACCATTTTTCTCCCATGTTTTACTCCATTTTATAATACAATTAATAGTATATTCACTATCACTATAAATATGAATATGTGTTTTTTGTTTATCAAATTCTTTTTGTTCTTTGATAAAATCTATTGCTGTTATTATAGCCTTTAATTCAGCAATATTATTTGTAATTTTCCCATATAAACATTCACTTATACTTGGATATTTCTTTTGATTAAAATAAATTCCTATACCTCCAAATTGCATTTTATTTTTTTGTCCATTATTAAAAGTTGAGCCATCTGTAAATACTTCAATAACATTAGTTTCAACTATTATAGGTTTACTTGAATTAACTACTGTTTGTTCTTTTTCATTTGTTTTTTTTTCAACGATTATAGGTTTACTTGATACATTATCTACTTTTTTTGTTTTTTGAATCGATTTATCATTTAAATTATCTAAAGTAATTTTTTGTATTTTAAAGTAATTTCTTATGTCCATATTAACAATATTATTATATAAAATTATCTATAAGTTTATTTATCAATTTTTAATAAATAGATATATATATGTTGTATTGGATTTTTGATTTAGATTATACGTTATATGATTTGCCGACAAACATTAAATTTGAATATGAGTTATTAAATAATGATCATCAATTAAATTATTTACTTCAAAATCTTCCATCAAAAAAATTATTATTTACAAATGGTACATTTGGACATGGTATTGTTTCTTTAAAAAAGATGAATATAATAAACAATTTTGAAAAAATTATAGCAAGAGACACAATTAATGATTTAAAACCTAACTATTCAAGTTTTAAAGAATTTATAAGACTAACAAATATTAAAGAAAAGGATAAATGTGTATTTTTCGAAGATAATGTTGATAACCTTATCCAAGCTAAAAATTTTGGTTGGATAACTGTTTTAATTACTAAAGACAATGTTATAAATGAACATATTGATTTTCAATTTCCAAATATTCATGTTGCTCTAAATTACTTTTTATCAAAAATAAATAATAATAAAAGGAATAAATATTAAGTGATTTTTTTTTTATTTTAATTTCTCTTGAAGTCTAAGAAATTATTTTTTTATTTAATTTCTTTTGAAGTCTAAGAAATTATTTTTTATTTTTAATTTCTCTTGAAGTCTAAGAAATTATTTTTTTATTTAATTTCTCTTGAAGTCTAAGAAATAAGAAATTATTTTTTATTTTTAATTTCTCTTGAAGTCTAAGAAATAAGAAATTATTTTTTATTTTAATTTCTCTTGAAGTCTAAGAAATAAGAAATTATTTTTATTTTAATTTCTTTTGAAGTCTAAGAAATTATTTTTATTTTAATTTCTTTTGAAGTCTGGATCACTTACTTTAATATTAAATGGTCCAGCATTTCTAGGATATGCGCTATTATACCAATTAACACCTGGCATAGCAACATAGTTATTACCAAGTCTTTGATTTGATGGGTAATGTTCTGTTGCGCCTTGTGGTGGAGCTGGATGGGCGTTTCTAAGTAATACTTGGTTATGGAATGTAGTTGTTGGTGGCGCTTCATGGGGTACATACCATTTATTTATTTGAGGACCTCTATATAATCCACCATTTGGTACATGAGAGGGCATAACACTATAGGGACTTTTATTTCTTAATTCAGGTGGGATATTTGATTTTACATCTACTGGATAATCATTATCTACAAAAAATTCATTACAATGTTTTGATGACATATATAATTTATAAAGATAAAAATTTTTTTTTAAATAAAAATCTTGAAATATTATATATGGTTTTATCTAATATTTCAAAAAGAAAAACAAAAATAAAAAAGAATAATAATACTAATAGAAAAAGAACACGACTTATTAGTAAACAATTAAATTTAAGACACAGTGTCGGTGGTTCTAATGGTAATGCTGGTCAAGACCAGTCTGATGTTGTTGCTGGTGTTGGTACAAGTTCTACAGTTCCTGCTGCTACTGTTGGTCCTGAAGTTGATGTTGATGGTGTTGCTGCTGCTGATGCTGCTGCTGTTGATGATGATGCTGGTACTGATCCTGCTGGTGAAGAACAAGCAAAAGAAGAAGAACCAAAAGTTTTTTCTGATATTGTAAATCAACTTGAAGAATTAAAAATAAAAATTTTATTAGATCATAATAAAACACAAATTAAAATTTTATTTGATAAATTATTCGCAAATATTGTTGAAGCAGAAAAAGCAGAAGCAGATAAAACAAGATTTAATAATTTAATAAAATTAGAAGATGTTAAAACATTATTAGAAGATATTACACAATCTAATGATAATTCATCTTTAGAAGAAGCTACTGACGCTTTTGTAAAAGCTTTTGAAGGAGAAGGAGATTCAAAAAAAATAAATATAGAAGAAGTTAGAAATGAAGAAAATTCTAAAAAATTTAATATAAAGCCTTTACCAGAACATCTCAAAAAATTAAGTCAAAATCTTAAATTTTCAGAGACAATTGCAGGGTTTAAGCTTGAAGAAAATGATAAACCAAAAGAAGCTACAAATTTAGAAAATTTTATTAGTAAACCAGAAAAAAACCTTGATGATATTTTAAAACCTGTAAAAATAGATTTACGCGGATTATTTATAGAAACCCAACCGGAATCTACGCCTGAAGAAATTGAATCTGCACAAAAATTAAAAGAAAAAATTAAAAAAGCATTAATAACAAAAATTAAAGAATTATCAGGTTTAGTTGTTGAACCAGAAAACATGTTTGAATCATTAACAGATAAAACAAAAACATTACTTCAAAAAACTGTAGCAAAATTTTTTATAAATTCTAATAGTAATGTACAAAGTGGAGGTGCAGCAACAGAAGTATCTGATGAAGCATATAGTGATTACGAGACTTTTTTAAATGAATTAATGAAAGGTGAAGAAAAGGCCTTATTAACTATTTTTGCGTTACTTGACTTAAAATCTAAAAACACTAGAGATACTTTTAGTACAACAACTGTAATTGCTGATAAAACAAAATATAATGAAAAAGATTATACAAATAATTCACTTAAAAATATTGAGTTAATCTACAAAGAATTTGTACCAAAAAATGAATTGACAAATAAAACAACTAGAGAAAATGTATTTAAGAATTTATCTGATGTTAATGGTAAGAATGTCATTGATTATTTTAAGGCATTGGCAGTAAATATTCCTTTTATTTTGTTTCAAAAAGAACTCAGAAAAACAATGGCTAAATTATTAAATTCATTAACAAAAATCGCCAAATCTGAAAATAAATTTGTTATTGAAGTAGTTAAAAATAAAAATGATGAACCTATAAAACTTAATGATGAAGCAGAATACAAACCTGAACATATTAAACTTTTACACGTTTTAGTTTCAAATAATGTAATTACATCATTTTCCTTATCAGAAGATAAAAAAAGTCTAACAATTCATTATCATAGTTTAATAAATGAACAATATAAACCACAAATCGAAGCATTAAAACAAAAATTATCATCAGATAAATTGAATGAAATATTTAGTGAGAGGAATGAAAAAATTTCAGCAGCAGCACAAGAAAAAGTTACCAAAGCACAAGAAAAAGTTACCCAAGCACAAGCAAAAGTTACCGAAGCTGCAGAAGCTGCAGCGGCGGCAGCAGCAGGAGATGCAGCGGCGGCAGCAGCAGCAGGAGATGCAGCAACGAAAGCTGGAACAGATCTTGAATTAGCGAAAACGGAACTTGCAGTAGAAAAAGCAGCACTTGCAGTAGTAAATGCAACATCAGATGAACAAGCCTTAGTAACTGCCTTAGAAGGTGTGCTAAATCTTGTATCAGAAATAGTTGTTACACATTTTCCATTTCCACATATGTACGAATATATGTTAGATTTTACACTTCATGAAAAGGATTATATGACCGAATTTATAGATACAAAATTATATGATGGTATACCATCAAATGAACATGTAAGTTTGTATGAATTTGAAACAATAAATGAAAACACAAGTAAAGATCATTCATTAATTAAACAAAGAGGTGCTGAAATAGTTGAATATATAAAATCTGATTTGGGAGACGGTGATGATATTAAAGGATATTTAGAAAGTGTAACAACTGGAATGACACAAGTAAACATAAAAAACAAATTTATTGAAAAAAACTATTTAGATAATAGACAAATTAATAATTTGAAGAAAAAACTATATTATACTCAACAAGTAATTAAAAATGGTATGAATTATTTTAATGCCAAAATATACGATATAGAAAAACAAGTATTAGATCTCCAAGCACATGGTTTTAATAAAGCACAACCCCAAATCCGTCATCGTATTGAATTTAAGTTTGTAGATTATGCTAATGCTAATGCTGAAAAACTTAACGGCGTTGAATTAATTGTTAAGGACTCAACATCATCAGAAATAGGTAAAGCAATAGTAATGGATGTAAATAATTTAAATGAATGGAAAATAACTAATTTATTAATAGTATTAGATAATGATAAAAAACCAAATAAAGGCGCTATATTAACAATACAAGTTAATGGTGGTGTTGAAATAGAAGTAACAAATGTTTCATTGGAATATGCTAAAATATCTGATATTGAAACAGCAGTTAAAGATTATGCCAAATATTCAGGATATTTACACTATTTAAGTATGCTTTTAAATCAATTAAATTCTATTTTCAAAAATATTGAAGAAGGTAAAATAGATAGTTCTTCAGGAAATGTAACAGACATAACATTTACATTACCAGATTCTTCAAAGATAAATGCTGAATTAAATAATAAATTTAAACAATCATTTGCTCCACAAGGTGATGATTACACTGTAGGAAAATGTTTCTTAAGAGTACCAATAGGATATGATGAAATATTTAAAAATAATATTATTAAAGAAAAAGGAGTAATAGAAACAAAAATTAAAGGTAATGAATCTAAATATTTAATGAAACCAATGTTAGATTTGATTGTTAGTGGTACATTGAAACCAAAATATTTACCTGAAGCGGAATTAAGAATAGCACCACCATTGTTTGATTATGATGGTAAAGATTCAACTACAACCAATGAATTCTCACAAGTCTTAAAAGGTGGGGGTTATTTAAAAAAAAAAAATAAATCAAGAAAAAATATTAAAAAAGTTATTCATAAAAAGTTAA